ATTGACGACCTCCACGCGGGTCGGAGCGGGTGGCTCCTCCTTGGGGGCGAGAAGCCCGAGCTTTTCGGCTTCATCGCGGTTTTCGGGGTCGTTGAGGAACGACATGAGATGCGCAGGATCGTTCGCGAAGCGCTCACGGACCTTGGCGGGAAGGTCATCGAAAGCCTCTTGGGCGGCGATGACCTGGTTGAGTGAGAGTTGGTAGTCCTGGATGGACGTGAAGTCGCCATAGCTGGCTTGAACTTTTGCGACGTGCTCGATGAGGCCCGTCTTTTGGTATTTGGACATGATCGTGTTGATATCGCATTCGTCCTGGAAGCTCTGTTTAGTCATGGTTTTTTCGGGAAATTTTATACCTGACCTTTCAGAGGCTTCGTAGGGACGGCGTATCTTGGGTTTGGTGGTCATGTTGAACCTGGTGGTTGTGGTTGGTTGGGACATCTTCGGACCATCGTAGAGGTCGAATAGATGGTGGTTGGTGAGAGAGCGGGGGCGCTCTTGGAGGGGCGTTGCCCCTCCGCCGCGCGGCATCCACCCCGGCGTGAGCCGGGGTGGATTTTTTTTGGCGCGGAGTTTTTGGCGCTCGATCCACCTGAAGGTGGCCGCGAGGCCAGCGTTATTTAAAGGGGTTGATGGCGGATGCGGCTCCGCCGACACCTTGGATTGCTTCAGCCCAGCGTCGCGCCGTGTGCCAGGTCGCTGCCTCGGGAGATGAGTAGAATGCGTTGTCGAGCTGGGCGAGCGTCTCCTTTGGCATATTTTGAGTGATTTAAGAGATGGCCAGCTGCTGCTGCCATCGTTGAGAGGTTGCTTGCTCGGAGGCCAGGGCGGCATTGGCGTTTGCCTGTCCGGCCTGGGCGAGAGCTTGAACCTGCATTGCGGCTTGGGTCTTGTCCTGGGAGGACTTGAGAGAGGTATCAGCCGCGATATTTGCCAACTCGGCCTGGTTGCGAGTGGCGGCGATTGCAGATGAGGCAACGCCGGCGCCGGCAGTGGCGCCAGTTGCGGCGGCAGCCCCGATGTTTTGGGGCGTATAGGAGGAGCCGGAGAGAGTACCGGCGCCGCCTTGTTTATAGGCGAGGATTGGATTTATCCCGGCCTTGGCCATGTCTCGGGTCGCCCACTGATATGAGTGTTGGGCAGACTCCTTCTGGAAGGCCATTTGCTTGTCGGCAGCGGCCGAGGCGGCCGAGTTTTGCATGTGGCCGCCGATGAGGGAGGCGCCGCCACCGATGGCGGCGCCGATGATGGGGGCGAGGAGCGGCAGCATCAGAAGTGATCGATGAGGCCGGGAACGGAGTAGACCGGCATAGGCCGGGCACAGCGGTACCGGAAGAAGCTGTCGAACAGGATTTCAGGCTCGGAGGGAACCGCGATAACGCGCTCTACTGGAGGGTTCTCCTGGATGAACGTAGGCCCGAGCGTAGGAAGCGAAGCGAAGTCCTGGGCAAGGTGCCAGGTGTCGAGAGATTGAGCGAAGTTCGACCGGAACTGACCGGTGATGATGGAGGGTTTGTAACGATATTCAGCGAAGCGCTCCTGGTAGCCGAATACAGCCTCGTCCTGGGCAGGGTTGGCGGAGCCTTGCGCATAGATTTCCTTGTTGAGGATAGATTGTTCACCGATGTGGGACAGAGCGGGCCAGTAGAAGTCCCACCTGGTGGAGCGGGTGAACATGCGGTTCAGCCCTTGCTGATAGTTGAGATCGGAGCGGACGCTGACGAAGCCGATCACCAGGCAGTGCTCGGTGAAGGATTTGGAGAAGCCGTGGCGGTCCATATGGAGGGTGCCAAGGGCCGCAAGGTTGCCCTGGGGGCTTTCGTCGTCAGTGGACGAAGTCTGGGCCACGGGGTTGATATTGATGGGCGTGGAGCCGCCCCCGAGATATTCGGGCCGCTGCAGGCGGGCATCAGGGGAAGTGACACCGAAATGGGATTTGATGATTTCGGTATAGCGAGTACCGCCGCGGGCGTCTCGCTCATAGAGTTTCTGGATTTGGAAAGCCTGCCGCAGCTGATTGATAGTGGCGGCAGTAGCAGAAGATAGATCCGCGTAGATATCGGGGTAGCCCGGATTGGTCGCAGACTGAATTGCGACGGTCTGGGTGGAGGCGGACCGAGTGACGCCGACCGTATCGGTGGTCTGGCGTGTGCCGATGTTGGAGTAGCTGACGGAGGCATTGACCGTGCCGATACCCATAACGGGTGCTCGAGCACCAAGCGGAAGCTCTACGGCTGGACCCTTCTGGGGCCAGGGGAGGGCCGAGGTAAAGTAATCGTGGCGCTTGCCACGACGCTGCAGAACAAAGTCTGTTGGGGAGTCCGGACCGTCGCCCTTGGGCACGGGCAGCGAGTCTTGGAGGTTCTGGTCACGAAACCATTCGTTCCAGATGAGATTGTAGGCCCGGTGCCAGAGGCTGGAATGTTTGAGGCCGGGGACTTGGGTGGGGATGCCGAAATAATCGGACAAGGTGCCATTTGCGTAGCCACCGACCGGGGAAGTCATGGTGGGGATGAGGAAGTCAGTGCTGTCATCGGGATCGATCTGCTCGCCGTTGAACTTTTGCCAGTTGTCCCACACCAGGCGGTAGGGGACGGCGAAGAAGAAGCTGTCGATGTAGAGGTTGTCCATGAAGGGATGGATGGGCGTGGCCAACCGGCCAAAGCCGGTCATATTGAGATTGAACGTATCGCCTGGGAGAGCCTCGTCCAGAAAGACTGGGACGAGGAAGCCGGAGTCGAACGTAGTTTTGCAACCGTGGCTGCGATCAAAGCTAGAGCGAGGGATGTCAGCACGGGGCACCTGGGAGAATTGGTGCGACATGACGGAGGGCATGCGGTTAGCCATTGATTGGCTCCCCGTTACCGTTGGTCAGAAATCGCGGTTGAATGGGAGTGAAGGCGCCGGTTTCGTCGTCGAACTCTCCGACGTGGAAGAGCTCATAATCGGCGGGATGGGCGGCCATAGGGTGGCCGGGTTCAGCGAGAGCATCGCTGAACGTGCGGATAGCGACTTCGTCGCGGGCTATGAAAAAAGGCGGGGCATAAGCCCGCGCCTTGAGGTCTCTGACAGTGTAGCAACGGTAGATCATTCGATGGTCCTTTTGAGCCGTGAAATGCGGCTCGCCAGGACCTGCTCGCGGACCTTGAGCCGTTCGGGGGTGCTGTCATGGGCGCGCTTCTGTGAGCGCTTTTTGCGGTCGCGTTTGATTTGCGCGACCTCGTCAGGATACAGCAACTCGTACCGGCTTGTATAGAACCGGGGAGGGGTTACTTTTTTGCCATTGAGAACGACAAAGTCGTCAGGGAAAACGTCGTCCATATACTTGTCGAACCACTTGCCTGCGATGCCAGGGCGTCGGGACATGTTGGTAAATTCGGGGACGCGTTGGGTGATCTCGCCGGTTTCAGGGTCAATGACCTGGTAGTGATTTTCGGCAGCGTCACCCGTGACTTTTTTCATGATGTAGCGTGCGACATAAGCCGCACTTTGGAACGTGACACCACCGATGAGAGTGTGACCTTGGCCCCAAAGGCCGGAGAGTATCTCGGAGGTATAGAGGGGATTTTCGCGATCGATCCGATGGAGTTTCTTATCGGGGAGGTCGTAGTTGAACATGATCGCGTGATAGTGCGGGCGGAGGAAGGTTTCTCCATATTCGCCGCACATGTAGAAACGGACGCCCAGGGGGCGGTTGGTGTGGCGCTCGGTGTGGACCAAGAGCCGTTTCATAAAGAGTTGATAGTCGCGATAGCGCAGACTGCCGTTTTCCGGCAGGTGCTCATTGTCGTAGGTGAGCGTGATGAATATATTGTCCTCGTGGAGCGAGGCTTCATGGACGCAACGCATAGCCCATTGGCGGGAGCGTTCTAGTCGGCATCCAATGCATTGGCCGCATGGAAGTTCGACGGGCATGTCTACCAGAGCACCGGAGCGGGAGAAGACGATTGATCTTTTCCCGCTCTCGTTTTTGGTGGCGGACCTGAACCCTTTGAGGGGTTTAAAGCAGGCCATGGCTAGAGGCGAATGCCTCCGCGCATGACGCCACGCATTAGATTTTTACCTTTCACTTTTGTGCCTTTGGAGAAGTTCCTTTTGGAGGCCTTCGAGGAGAGTTTTTTACGCTTGGACACGGTGGTTCCTTTCGCTGGGGTTGGGTCGGTGTGTCACTCAGAACAGTTACATCAAGTAGGTAACTGTTCTGGCGCCTGCGCATGGGAGAGCGCAGGCTTGGGAATAGGAGGCCTCACGGCCCCCTATTAGGTGGAAGCGGGGTACGAGTACCCCGGCTGATTGGTCGGCGCCGCTGGCGCCTCCGTGGGCCGCGATGGAGGGGTGGGCGGGGTCGGATTGACGACCTCCACGCGGGTCGGAGCGGGTGGCTCCTCCTTGGGGGCGAGAAGCCCGAGCTTTTCGGCTTCATCGCGGTTTTCGGGGTCGTTGAGGAACGACATGAGATGCGCAGGATCG